GGCATGAACTTAGCACCAGGAACATCGAATGTAAAGTAAATTGAAATCTCTTGTGCCAGTCCTCGATCACAATCAATCTTAATATAAACTTCGTCTTTCTTTGAGACTTTTACTTTTTCCATTCTATAAGATCACCCAATACTTTGATTCTATCTCTAATACTCTGAAGTCTCTTATCAGTAGTTTCAAGATATTCCTCAAGTCTAACTATCTCATCCCGTAATGAATCTGTTCCATTCGATGGCGTTCTTAATTTGGAAACCACGGGTGTTAATACTTTTGATAATGCTTTCAACATAATCTACCTTCTCTTGTTGAGCCGCAACTCTTATTGTGATATCTGTTATGATATCATCACTATCAATATATAGATCGACTTCATTCTTTAATAGTTTTTTATAGAACTGATCCCTGCCCAACTCAGCGAGTTCATGCTGATCAAGTTCACCAAGATAATACTCTAGCAGATTGCGTCGTGTTCTCTTAAACTCTGATTTGAGTTTCAGCAAACGCATACGTTCTGACATGAATATTTTTAAATATTTGTTGTGTAATTTTGGAATGTTTGTGGATTCTGTGCCAAGTTCTGTTTCGTCTATTTGACAATCTTTGTCCCACTCTGCCATGATATCTTCAATTTTCAATTTGTTCACCTTATAATAATATTGGATATTACATTATAATATAATTAGACTATTGTGTCAAGTTCAAACTTACGATAAGCGAATGACACTGTAGCGGTAAGATATTCAACATCTGTACCCTGTACATCGAATTCTAAAGTAGATAGATTAACAGGATATACATCTACAAAATTAACTCTGATATTTGGCTTATAAGCCGCCGTTGTAGCAATCAATGTAGCGTCTGAATATACACCATCTTGTTGAATGCCTGTTCCTGTAGATAAGGTACCACGTTGTTGAAAGTTGTCTGGAAAGCCTAAGCCAATCAGCCAGTCGTATATTTCTCTATAATTTCTTAAGTCTTCATCCACATTGAATCTGATATTAAGTAAACCAAATGATAACTTATCACCTGGAACAGGAAGTTTAATAAATGTGTTGTCTACTGTGTCAATTTGACCTAATGATATATCTGGAATATTAGCGGCAGTGACAAAGTAGTTCACATTTGGAATCTTTTGAATTGCAAACTGAAAACCGATAGGTGATAAGAAGTTATTGTTATCTGGTTGTGTACTATTGATTGTTGCCATGCTATCTCCTTTAAGAAGCATAATTGTGCTTTCTACAGCTATATTTATGCATAATTGTGCTTTCTACAGCTATATTTATAATACCATTTAGGCACAAAAAAAGGCAATCCTGAAGACTGCCTTTTGAAGAATAAGCGGTGGGGGTTAGGTTGCCCTTCCCCCACTCTTATTGTTAGTGTTACTACATTAGGTTAGTAATTTTAACCAAACGATAGTATTTGTTACCGTCACCAGAACCTACACGGGCTGCAACACCGTCAGCGGCGTTAGTTGCATATGGGTTAGCAACCATGCCATAACGGGTTTTAAAGCCGATTTTAGGCTGGAAAGTATTCTCACCAACCGCACGAACCATTTGTAGCGGTACGTATGGGCAGTAGAAGATACCTGCGTCAAAAGCGTTAGTGCCTTTGTAGCCGATTGTGTAGTAGTTGTTTGTTGCATCGTTGAAGTAAGGGTCGATATAAACTTTGATACGACCGTTAAGAACACCAGCAAATGTGTTGCCTGTGTCATCAACATTTAACGAGTTGTTAAGTGCAGGTGCGTAATCAAGAACACCAGCCATCTGAAGAGCAGAAGCTACGTCAGAAGATGTGATCAATACGTTACCTTTACCACGACGAGTTGCTTTTGCAAGTTCGTTCGCATCACGTTCGATTTGGAACATAAGGCCTTTAAACTTCTCAACTGCCCAACGGCCGTTTGAGTCTGTGTCAAGGTTGAATGTACCAGAAGCGGCAGTGTTTTTCGTAGCACCAGCAACAGCAGAATAGTTGATCGTACGAACAACTTCACGGTTGATTTCAGCTAGAATCTCAGCAGAAAGAATGTTGCTAAGTTCTGTTTCAGCGTCTAGTCCGTGTACTGCTTTAAGGTCTTGAGCAAGTTCCATTGTGTACTCAGCTTTTAGCGCACGGCTAACGGCTGTTACAGCAACTTTCTCAATGCTAAATGCCATTTCAGCAAAAGAATTGCTTGCAGAATCGCCAAGTGCTTCAGCGGCGGCTGTAGTCATACCAGTGTGATATGTGTAGCCAGAACCAGAAGCACGATCGTTTGGATCAGTACCAGTCTGTGTTGTACCAAGAGCACCGTTAGCAACACCAGCAAAATGTGAAGTGTTAGCAGATTGTCCACCGATAGCTGAGAATGAAGTATCAGCTTCGTTGAAGAGTGCTTCTGTACCAGTTTGTGATGTGTAACGTGAACGCATAGCAAAGATCAAGCCTGTTGGACCTGACATTGGCTGAACACCACAAATGTCGTAAGCGATTAGGTTTGGCATCGAACGGCGAACCAATGAGATAAGCACTGGGTCAAACGTGTCGATAGAACCAGCAGAAGCAACTGAGCTAGATGCGCCCATTGCGTTTACTGGTGCAGATTCGCCAAGTAATGATTGTGAGTAGTTACCACCCATGTGACCTGCTTGTTCACGGGCAGCTTTTTCTTGGTTTTCTAGAAGTGTAGCAACTGTGGCTCTCTTGTGTGCATCTTTAATTTCTGGTAGTTCAGGATGCTCAAGAACTGGCTGCCACTTCTTTTGAAGTTCATCGGATTGATACATTTTATTCTCCTTTAGAATTTTATTATCAGCCTATTATATGATATCATATTATTTATAAAATGTTACTTTTTAATGCTTCTTGAAATGGCATTCATATAATTTGCCATAGAGCCATTATTTTGAGTTGCTTCCTCTGTGATAACACTGTCATCTAGAGGTTCATCATCAGCATCATTATCTAAAGACACTTCTTCTGTATGGAAGTAGTTTTCTTTAATCGTTTCAAGTTTGTTCTTGAAAGATTCTTCGTCATCAAAGTCTACGCCTTCAGCGAGAGATTCGAATTTCTCGATTTGGGTTTGTGTTAGACCTTCTGAAACATTTTCGAAAACTTCTGCTCTTTGAAGATCATTGATCTGCTTTTTAAGAGCAATGTTGCGGTTCATTTCTTCGCTGAGTGACTCTTCGACTTGGCTTAGTTTTTCAACCATTTCGTCAAGTAGGTCAGCTTTTTCTTCTGGAACCTCAATATAGTTTTCTTGGAATAGTGTTCTTAGACCAGACATGAAGTTCTCTGCGATTTCAGCACGAATGCCTTGTTCTACAGCGATTTCATTTTCTTTCATCCACTCTTCAGCAACGTACTCTAGGTAGTCGTCAAGTTTTGTGGCTAAGTCTTCTGAAATTGATTTTTTCTCAACTTCTAATTCGGCTTCAAAATCAATCGTAACTGATTCTAAAACTTCATTTACTTTTGAAAGAACTGCGGCTTCAAAGATTGTTGTTGCTTTTTCTCTGAAGTCTTCTGATAAATCTTCACCACCGAAAATGGCGGCAACGTCTTCAGCAACGTTAATGTCTTCTCTAGAAAGTTTTCTAACTTCTTTGATTGACACAACTTCTTGTGCTTCTGAAGATACTTCTGTTGATTCTGTAACACCTTGCATGATTTCAAGCATTTTCTCATAAGTAGCAGAAAGTTCATCTTTCTTTTTGCCCTTCATAAGGTCTGCCATTGCAGTAATCATGCCGGCTTTTGTTGTTGGTTTCTTTGTAACTGGTGCAACAGCCTTGACGTTAGTAGGATCTGGAACTTCGGAAGGGTCACCGAAAGAAGCCTTTTTTGCTTCTTCGATAGTTTCCTCGTCGGTCTCAACTCCATCAACCTCAACCTGTTCTGCTTCGTCGATGATTACTTCATCATCTTGCATTTCTAAAGTTTGGTCGTTCATTAGTTTTCTCCTTTAATCGGATTTTTAATAATTCATTCTATTTATAAATGTTAGAGTTTTGAGAGAAAATTTTGGAAAACACGAAGTTTCGTTTCCTCTAAGTCAGCTTTAGAAGCTGTTTTGATATCGTTCGCATAGTCGTTAATCGTTGCTTCACGAATAATACCGTTGTCCCAGACCCACTCTTTGCTCTCCATGATACCATTAACAAAGGCATCAGGCGCTGATGGATCAGCTACAATGTCAGCCGCTGTCGCTAGATAGAAGTCGTTTTGTACTTCTGCGACACCAGATTTCTGTCTAATAGAACCCATGCCACGACTTGATACACCAAGTTGTGCGCCTTCGTCCATTAAAGACTTGACGATAGCACCATATGGTGTTTCTGTCATGATTTTAGCTTTACCGATAAAGTTTGAGCCATCTTGTTTAAGTGATGTGATCATATGTGACACACGCTCAAGATTGATAGTTGGTCCTTGTGGATGTCCCAACTCGCCATAGGCTCTTTTCTTATCTACATATTCTTTTGTATAACGTGCAACTTCTTTTGCAAGAACTTGTGCTGGATATACACGTCCGTTACGATTCTTGATATCGCCCTGCATAAAGACACCTTCAATGAATAAACCTTTCTTACCAGTTGCTTCATCTAAAGTTTCTGTTATGTAACTAATATCTTCGTTTACTTCGCAAATGAGTTTCATTGACATCTTAGAACCCCGAATCTGATACTTTGGTTGCAAAACAAGCGGCATTGCAGAATACAGTATCTAATGGACGTTTCTTGATAACAAGTTGTCCGTTGGCAGGAATACGAATAGAAACTTGACCACCAGCATAATCGCCACTTTGACCTGTTTCTGTAGGGTTAGCGGTATTTGCTACTATAACAGTTCTTGCCGTACCATCATTTGCAAGATGAACAGCAGTTGCCTTGTATACATTAGTAGCTGTACCGGTTGCGACTGTATTTGCTAACGGTTTCATTACTTCGTTCCTTCACTGGCTGGTTTGCCTTTACCTTTAGGCTCTTCTGCCTTCTTGATCTTGTCAGCACCATCCTGACGAACTTTACCTGGATACTCTTGTACAGCAGGTTTACCATGATCGTCTTTGAATTTCTTTTCGCCTTTAGAGCGTGGCTCGTAATCTTTAACTTCTGCGTCGCTATCTTTTTCGCCGACATACGCTGATGGTACCGCTGAAGCAACTTCTTGAATGTAAGATTTAAATCTTTGAATTTTAGTCATCTGATCCCTCTTCGGTTTCGATATCGTCGATTTCAATTTCTAATTCAGGTTCTACTTCTGCTTCAGCATTCAAAAGATTTGATGCAACATCAATTCGTTTGATGTCAATTGCATCTCTTACTTTGTCCATAAGTAAATCGCTGATTGCTGTTTTAAAGTCTGCATTCTTGTTATTCAGAGCAAAATCAACAGCGTCTTTAGTTGTATAATCTGTCATAGTTTAATTCCTTATCATATTTATAATAATTAGATTTCTTCATCATCTAAATTATCATCATCTGGTTCATTTTCGGCTTCTTGAGCCATTTGATCATCTAATTCTTTAATTTCTTCGTCGCTTTGACGTAGAACATTTTTGCGAATCCATTCTGTAGAGAAGTATTTACCTGCATATTGATCAACGTCTTGCAATAGGGTTAATCTTTCTCTCATGATTTCAGCATCTTTAAGTTCTGTAAAATGATTATCTTGTAAGAAATCGAAGTAAATATTATCTTTTATTTCATTCCATTCTGTTCTTGACATAATA